GAAACAGAAATGGCCAGACAAAGTCTGGTTTATACTCTTTGTTTATCCCAATGGAATGGAACTACGAAGGATTTATTGATGAGTACGGAGTTCCAGTTTTCACTACTCCTGATATCGATAGATTCGCACCAGACGGTGAATTAATAGATGTAGGCGTAATAGATAACTGGCAGAATGAAGTTGATGGTCTAAAATCAGATCACGATGGATTAAACGAATTCTACCGCCAGTTTCCAAGAACAACAGAACACGCGTTTAGAGATGAGTCTAAGAATTCTATTTTTAACCTCGTTAAGATATACGAGCAGATAGATTACAATGAAGAGATGGTTAGAACATTGGGTGTTACTAAAGGTAATTTTCAATGGGAAAATGGCATTAAAGATTCAAGAGTTATATTTTACCCAGATGCTAAGGGTAGGTTCAAAGTAAGTTGGGTGCCACCAGTACATATGCAAAACAAAATATATTTAAAGAACGGTATTAAGTATCCAGCAAATGAACATATGGGAGCTTTTGGTTGTGATTCATATGATATATCAGGCACTGTAGATGGAAAAGGATCTAAAGGAGCTTTACACGGTCTAACTAAATTTAGCATGGAAGATGCTCCTGCAAACAGCTTCTTCTTAGAGTATTTGTCTAGACCACCAACTGCTGAGATGTTCTTTGAAGATATGTTGATGGCTATAGTATTTTACGGAATGCCAATACTTTGTGAGAACAATAAACCTCGTTTGTTATACTACTTACGAAGAAGAGGATACAGAGGGTTTAGTATGAATAGACCTGATAAGGTTTGGAACAAATTATCTGTAGCAGAAAAAGAAGTTGGTGGAATACCCAATTCAAGTGAAGATATAAAACAAGCTCACGCGGCAGCAATTGAAATGTATATTCAAGCCCACGTGGGATTACAACAAGAAGGAGGATATGGTGATTTATATTTTAACGATCTTTTAAATGATTGGAGTAGGTTTGATATAAATAGAAGAACAAAGTTTGATGCGTCAATTAGTTCTGGTTTAGCGATCATGGCTTGTAATAGACATTTATATGCACCAAACGCAACTATAGAGAAACAACCAGTTAACGTTAGTTTTGCCAGGTATAATCAAAACGGTAATATGAGTAAAATAATTAAAAATTAAAAATGGCTGAATCAACGCAAAATAGACATTTTCCTAGCCAAGTTGTTAGTGACTTAGAAAAAATGAGTCATGACTATGGATTAAAAATAGCTAAAGCTATTCAGCAAGAATGGTTTGGTGAGTCCCATGGAAGATACAACAATAATACAACTAAATTCCACGAGCTGAGACTATATGCTCGAGGTGAGCAGTCTGTTCAAAAATATAAGGATGAGTTATCGATCAACGGTGATTTGTCCTATCTTAATTTAGATTGGACACCTGTCCCAATAATATCTAAGTTTGTAGATATAGTAGTAAATGGTATAGCTGAAAGACTTTATGATATAAAAGCTTATTCTCAAGATCCATTTGGTGTTACTAAGAGAACTGAATACATGCAAAATATCGAGAAGGATATGAAACTTAAGGAGTTTGAGAAGTTTGCTAAAGATAAATTTGGTATATCTACAAAGGCAAGTGGCATTAAAGAATTACCACAAACGCCTGAAGAGTTGTCCTTACACATGCAACTTGATTACAAGCAATCAATTGAGTTAGCATAAGAGCAAGCTATAAATCTATTAATGCGAGGTAATAGATATGACGAAACAAAAAGAAGGTTTTACCAAGATTTAACTATACTAGGAATAGGGGCTGCAAAAACTACATTCAACACTTCTGAAGGTGTTGTTATAGATTACGTTGATCCAGCTAATCTAGTTTACTCTTACACTGATTCACCTACGTTTGATGATATATACTATGTTGGTGAGATAAAGTCAATACCGATAAACGAGTTGGTGAAGCAATTTCCATATTTAGATCAAGACGAATTAGAAAACATTATTAAAAAAGCAGGTAACTCTAATAGTCACTACGGACCTAGTAGACCTCAACAATCTGATAACAACAAAGTCGATATATTATATTTCAATTATAAAACCTATATGAACGAGGTTTATAAAATGAAGAAGACAAACACGGGATCAGATAAGGCTATTCAAAAAGACGATTCATTTAACCCACCTGAAGATGATAGATACGAAAAAGTAGCTAGATCATTAGAGTGCTTATATGAAGGCGCTTATATACTTGGTACTGACAAATTGATTAAGTGGGAGAGATCAAACAACATGATGAGATCTAAGAGTGATTACACTAAGGTCAAGATGAACTATAGCATCGTCGCGCCTAGAATGTACGAGGGTAGAATTGATTCCTTAGTAAACCGTATAACTGGCTTTGCTGACATGATTCAGTTAACACACTTAAAAATACAACAAGTTTTATCTAGAGTTGTACCTGATGGTATATTTTTAGATGTAGATGGTTTAGCTGAGGTCGACTTAGGAAATGGTACCAACTACAATGCTCAAGAAGCTTTAAACATGTTCTTCCAAACAGGTTCGATTGTTGGTAGATCATACACTCAAGATGGAGACCAGAATCCTGGTAAAATTCCAATACAAGAAATACAAAACGGTGGTGGTGGTCAGAAAATGCAAAGTCTGATTAGTACATACAACTATTACCTACAGATGATAAGAGATGTAACTGGACTTAACGAAGCTAGTGATGGTTCTACTCCGGCAGAAAGATCTTTAGTTGGTGTTCAAAAGATGGCAGCTGCTAACTCAAACACAGCCACTAGACACATATTACAGTCTGGTTTATTTTTAACAGCTGATGTTGCAGAGCAACTATCACTTAGGATATCTGATATTATAGAGTACTCACCAACAAAAAATGCTTTTATAGATTCTATAGGAGCTCATAACGTTGCTACTTTAAAAGAGATGTCAGAATTACATCTTTACGACTTTGGTATATTCTTAGAACTAGAACCAGACGAAGAAGAAAAAGCTTTATTAGAAAACAACATACAATCAGCGCTACAACAACAAAGTATAGAGTTAGAGGACGCTATTGATTTAAGGGCTATTAAAAATGTTAAACTTTCTAACCAGTTACTGAAGCTTAGAAGAAAGAAGAAAGGAGAGCAAGATCAAAAAAATCAACTAGAACAAACAAAAGCACAAGGTGAGTCCCAAGCACAGGCTGCAGAGGCAAGTGCAAAAGCAGAGGCGGACAAACAAGCTAGTGTTTTGAAAACTCAAATGAAGTTAGAGGAGATAAAGACAACTGGTAAAGCACAGATACTAACTCAAGAGGCTGGTATCAAAGAAAAGCTAATGAAATTAGAGTTTCAATATGCAATGCAGTTAAAACAACTAGAAGCAAAAACAAAAAACGCAGGACAACTCTTACAAGAAAACCGTAAGGATGATAGGACAAAAATGCAAGCAACACAACAAAGTGAAATGATAGATCAAAAGGAGAACGCTAAACCGGCTAAAAACTTTGAGTCTTCAGGTGATAATACTTTAGGTGGGTTTGGCTTGTAGAATTATTAATTATTATTATATTATATCATGGCAAAAAAAGAAGAACCAATAGTGGACAGTGAAACTGGATCATTAAAAGTAAAAGAAAAAGTAGCAAAACAACCAGAAGGTAACGAGACAAAAGGAGATGTTACTAAGGTTAAGGCAAAGATGAAAATGAAAGCTGAGGTTGAAAGCGAAGAGCCAATCAAGGTTGATTTAAGCAAGCCACCAGAAGAAAAAACAGCTGAAGAGGTTAAACCTGAGGTAGAAGTACAAGAGGAGGTGCAAGCAGAAGCTGGAACGTTAGAAGAAGTTAATACCGAAGAAGTGGAAGAAGTTGCTGACGTAGCAAGCGCTGCTATAGAAGAGTCTATGACCACTGGAAACCCACTTCCCGATAACGTACAAAAACTGGTTGACTTCATGGAGGAGACTGGTGGAGATCTAAACGATTATGTTCAGTTAAACAAGGACTACTCAGAGGTAGACAACCAAACAGTGCTGCAAGAGTATTACAAGCAGACAAAACCTCATTTAGATGCAGAAGAAATTAACTTCCTTATGGAAGATCAATTCTCGTTTGACGAAGATGTAGACGAAGATAGAGAAATAAAAAGAAAAAAACTAGCGTTGAAAGAGCAAGTTGCTAACGCTAAATCTCACTTGGAAGAGACAAAATCCAAATACTATGCTGACCTTAAAGGTGGATCGAAGCTCACAGAAGAGCAACAAGAAGCGGTTAAGTTTTTCAGCGAATCAAAAAAGAATGAGCAGTTACATAAGAACGCTACAACCAATTTCTTAAATAAAACCAACAGGTTTTTTGGAGACAAATTCAAAGGTTTTGAATACAACGTCGGAGATAAGAATTTTAGGTTTAACGTCAATGATGTAAATAAAGTGAAGGACACGCAGAGTGACATTAACAATTTCATAGGAAAGTTTCTTGATGAAAAAGGTGCAATGGCAGACGAAGCGGGTTATCATAAATCTTTATTTACTGCAATGAATTCTGATGCTGTAGCTAAGCATTTGTATGAACAAGGTAAGGCCGATGCTTTGAAACAAAGTATAACTGAATCTAAAAACATAGACATGGAACCAAGACAAGAGTTAAATAAAAACTTTAACGCTGGGGGAATAAAAGCTAGGGTATTAGGAGATACAACTGCTGATTTCAAATTTAAAA